TATGCCTGCCCCTGCCAGTAGTAATCTTTGCTTATATCATTCTGCTTTGCATCCATGAAGGTGTGTATGTCCCAACTGCTTTTGATATCAGGCACGTTTACAACCAGTCCTGTTTCATCATCTTTGATAAGTAAATCGGGTGTGCCTTTGATGTACTCATTTACAAACATTTCTTCATTCTTGAATACGATTTCACCGCGTGACCTGCGCCACATGTCAATGGCATCATTCTCTACGGCTAAACCTTTCTCAATGTACTTGTTGCTTATCTCTTTGTAGCGATTGTACTTCTGCTGAATGTAGACTTCAAGCAGTGCGCTCTTTGTGGTTTCGCTAAGTCCTGATTTAGTCCTAGCATCTGTCATCAACTTCCCAAGTTGTGACGCTCTGAATAGTGTGTTGTTCATGTTATATTGATTGATGGTCAAATATACAACTATTCGGAAATTCCGAACTGTTGCTTTTTGTTATTGATTTCGTCAGCTACCTCGGCAAGTATCTCAGGGCTGCAGGCTTTGAAGATTTTGTGAAGCTGTGTGAGGTCGGTTGCCTGCTGGATTAGTTCGCGCACATACGCTACGTCCTGCTCATGCCCCCTGCCTAACGCACCCTTCAACTTAAATGGCTTGTATGTGTCCTTATTCTTGCGGTTAAGGTCACGGCCAAACACTTTACCTAATGACAATGCAGCGTTTTTAAGGCACTCTGCTTTGAGTTTACCAAATGCTAAGTCCATTGCATTAGCTTTTTTGTTATCGGGGTTTAATGCCCATCTATTGCGGTCGCTCCCCGTTACATTATCCGGCACTTTGTCCACCATAATGATGACAGATGCCGCCCCTGTACGCCTTAATTCATATCCACTGATGGGATGTATCACCACTAAATCCATTGATGCCTGCACTTCATTAGCTAATACTGCCCACTTAAAATTCTCAGTGCGCCAATGTCCAAAGAATAATTCATCAAGTGTAGTTTCTACGTGGCTAATGACTAGCGTGCGTGCTTTCTTATCGGGTGTTGATTCAATACCCAGTTCATCAGGTTCTGCATTGAGCATTTGCTGAAACTTCTGCAATGCTTCAAGATTGTCTTTGTGAAAGTTCATGTTATTATTGATTATAGATTAATACTTAGCAAGGCAATCATTTAATTCTTGACAGTAAGAAAGGATTGCGAAGATTACGATAATGGCTACGACGTAGCGAAGGATAGTAGATGCTGTTTTCATGTGTGTATGATTTTGATTGATTAATTGGTTGATTGATTGCATTTTTCGCAACACAACTTAGTCCATTGTGTGTCTTGAATGTATGATTGAAATTTTTCTATTGATACCGCATCTTTGTGTTGATTCGATAATCCGCACAATGTTCGCTTACCATTTATGGTTGCGTGAAATTTATTTTGATTCTTGATGTGTCCCATTATGCAATGTGTTTTTGTTGTTGTTTGATGGGTCAAATGTACTGCAAATAATTGCATATGCCCTGTTAAAAATTGTTAAAATTGCAATTGGTTACAGATTGTAACCACCTTGACTATACCTATAAGGGTATAAATGCAACACAATTACCCTCGTTTATACCTTCAAGGGTACACTACGCCCACGAATAGCTGCCGTAGTTCGGGAATAGTTCGAAGTACATACGCATCATTATGGCATCAGCGTAGTCAGGCGACTTGCCATGCATGCGGGCTATTTCATCTTTGCTTATCACAGCAAGTTTGCCATCGGCTTCGGGTTGCCTGCGGCGTATCATGTCCAGTTCTTGCACTATCACATCCCGGAACTGATTCACTTTGAAGATTACTTTGTTCTGCTCGATTAATTCTGCGAGCTTAAAATAGCATTCTGCCTTTTGGTTGGTGAACCTATCGGGTTGCTTCGCTCTGCCACCATTGAGAAACCCTCGACACTTTAAGCTATCCACTACACCACCACCCACACCATCTTCATCACAGATCACATTGCTTAGTTTGATGCTATGCCTGTCGCATAGTTGGCGAATGGTGGTAACTACGGTTGTGATTGGCTGCTTACGCAGCTCGTGTATCTCCATCAAATGCAAACCATGCCACACGCATATGACGCTACGGTCTTTTCCTAGTCGTGCGATATCTGCACTTATGTATTTATCTCCTTTGCTTTCCTCATCCCGGAAGCAGCGCACTAAATCATCGTACTGGTAAAGGTTGTCTACGCTTTCATCATACTCCCAGTCACCGTGTAACAGCCTTCGTCTATCTATTTCGGGCAAACGTTCTAGTGTTTCAATGTAGCTTTCAGGTAGGTGTGGGTTGTCAGTAGGTAGTGAAGGGATGAATGCAAGATGCTGTGGCAGGTTGTCTGCTTTGTGTGGTGCGTAGAACTCATTGTAAAGCCATCCCTTGGACGGATTGCAAGTGAGTAGCATCTTCGGTGGTAAGTCATATTCGCGTAGCTTAAAACGAATACGCGACTGGAGTATGTCTATCGCTCGTTTGCTAACCTGTGCCGCCTCGTCTACGTAGGCATCTGTTAATTCCAACCCGCCTAGGCTATGGAACTCCGCATCTGAAGGGTATGCAAAAAGGTCTTTGAGTATTATCTCGCTACCATTGCTGAATGTTATAACGTGCGTTTGATTGTTGATGGTGTAGTGTTCATTAGGTGCTAAGCCTAACATGTGCGCTACTTCAAAGAATGTCTTGAGTGTTGTCTTTTTTAACGTATCCAACTTGCTTCGACCTATCAACCCTCGTGTACCAGGATACTTGAACCTGCGGGTTATCTGCCAAGCACAACCAATGAAAGATTTGCTTCCACCTGCTGCACCTCCGAACAGCACCACACGTGCCGGGTGTGAATTACCCAGTACGCGCAGTGCTTCGTTTTGTTTCGGTAGGTATTCAATCATTAAAACGGTAAATCATCTGTGCTTTCCGCTTGTGATTCGTTAGTTTTTTGAATTTCCGATAGTTGTAATGAAAAAAACTTACCGTTTTTGCCCTCAATAACCCATGCACCAAGGCGCATTTCTTTGCCGTTGACTAGCAGATTACCAAAATAATCAGGGTGTTGGGCTGTTTGTTTACGATTGTTTTTGAATAGGCTACCTTGGCCTTCCTTTAGTGTGTAATTACTCATTGTGTTTAATTATTGATTACGTTAATATCTTCGTACATGAGTGATATGGTAATCTTACCACCCAGTTCTGTAGTTTCAACTATATTGAAGTCTAATTGTTGGATACTATGGCCTTCGATGTAACCGATGTATACTTCTGTATCATCGGAATACTGTGCAAGCTTATCCCACAATTCACCTATTGTCATAGCTTATATTCATCTTTGTCGGTTAACAAATGTAATTCCTCAAAGATAAGACGCATTGCAATATTATCGGTCATTGATGGTCGCATACTGCGCTTTGCAGTTAGCACAAACAACTTGCGTAGCAGTTCAATCTCTTGTTGCTTATCGTATTGCTTCATACTTTCATATTTTTAATTCGTTGCTCATACAATGCATCTAGTTCGTCATCAGTAGTGGGTACAATTAATTGCAATCCAAACTCAGCAACAGCCAATCTTATTCCTTCACACGCTTCATAATCTTCCTGTTTAATTAAGCCATATAGAATTTCATTGTATTCATATATATCTGCTCCGTTAGCAATTTCGTTTTTAGTGATATCATATATTTCTTTAACTCTTCGAACCATGTTAATACTCGTTTTGCTGTTCAATCAATTCACGGTAACGCTCCTGCCTGTACTCTGTGAACTGGTAAGGTCTGTTCTTGTATACACGAAAGCGCATGTCATTATCCCATGTAGGCAGGTCATCGTATTCACGCATCAAAGCTATTTCAATCTGTGGTGGATTGCTGCGCTTTGCTTCCTGTGCCGGGGATTCATGTATCTTCAACTTATCTGCTGCCTGTTGGATAGCATCCACAACCTGGGGGTGTTGGAACATTTCGTAGATGTTGTTGTTGCTCTGTTGATCCTTAACCATGCGATTGGTTACAGCATCACGTTTGCTGAAGTACTTGCGTATCCATTCAAAGAATATTTGCCCATCAATTCGGTTATACACGGGCCCATACTCACCCTTCATTGCCATGCGGAAGCAAATGCGGAACTCATCAACACGCAGGTAGTAGTATTCTTCCATAATCAATTCAGCTGTGAGCATTAGTTGCTGTGGGTTCATAGGCTGTTGCAGGTTAAAGTACTGTTGGCATTCATCCATTAACGTGACCAATACACCCAGTGCTACTTGTTCGCCTTTTTGCTTTTTAATTTCACTAAGTGCCGGGGATGTCTTCGATGCCAAGACTTGATGCAAGGCTGCTTCGGTACTGCTTGCGGAATTGTTCAAGCTCACTATTTCTTTTCTCTCGTTCATTTTGATTTGGTTTATTGTTTTCAAATTTAGAATTATTGTTCATCCAGTTGCGGACTGCCGCTTCCCAATTTTTCATTTTGTTTTTGCCTACCATCCATCCATTGCTTTCGTAATGGTTGAAGAATGCCTTTGATTCGGTTACTACTTTGGCATCATTCCACACGTTCCCGGCTAATGAATTTCTTTCTTTCATAAAATTTAAAATTTCATCATACGCAGGAGCACGAAAGTGCGACCTTGAAACCTTAGCATTTACATTTTCATTAGCATTAACATTAACATTCTCATTTACATTTACATTAGCTTCAACCTTGCTTACATCTTGCTTCGGTTTTGCTTCCTGTTTGCTTATGACTTGCTTTACTTTTGGTTTGTTTCCGTTCTCGTATCGCTTTTGGTTTGCATCAAGTTGTGGCTTGATTAAAGTGAACACGGTCTTAGCCACACCCTTCAACTCAACCTCGTTAAAGTTCAATGCGTATTCAAAGATGGCAGAATAAACTTGTGCCTGTGTATCGGCATCGAGTTCCTTAATCGCTTCGTAAAACGATCTATAAAAGACTGTGGATTCTCTCATAAGAATAAACCCACCACTACACACAAAGGACTATCCGCGCACGAAAGTGCTATGGCAATGCGGTAATGGTGGGATTTAAAATGTTTTTCATATACGGATAGTCAATGCGAAGATAGTCAAACTATCTCTACTTCCAAATAATTGTAGCGATTATAAAACCTACGATAGCACCAACAGCCAGTATCAAAAACATCTTGCTGTTGCTTGTGTCGCATTCGGGTTCTTCATATTTCATTGCTCTAAATAAGTTTTAATTGTTTGTGTGAATTCTTCAAATGACCTGCACACCTTGACTGCATATCCTGCATTGATAAGCTGTGCGTGAACGATTTTTTGTGTGTCCGATAGTTTACCCTTTTCGGTTTTCATTTCAATAAATAGCGCGTGGTGTGGCCCGTTGCTCATGCATATCATTAAATCAGGCATACCGGGCATGGCTCCTTCTGCTTTCAATAGGTTCCATCTACGCGCTCTTTGTAAAGGTGTACCGCCTATGTACACACCATTGGGAAAGGAAGCAATTAAAACGCGGGGGAATGAGTAGCGAAACCATTCAACACAGCGTTGTTGTATCTTACTTTCTTCATGCTTCATGTAACATCATTTTAAAGGTGTACCAAAATAAGCCCACATAGTCGTATTGTGCATCAATAGATACTGCGGGCAGCGTGTCACGTAGTTCACCGTACTCCCAATGTCCTAATGGCTGCACTTCATAATCACATTGTGTCGTTGTTTTGCTGTACTGGATGCTAGTTAATGGCACAGGTTCGGTAAATTTCACAACGTAGGAGTAGTTGTGATTGATAGTGACTAGGTAAAACATACGTGCAGGTGAATAGATGCGCTTTGGTTTTTCAGTTTCCCGAAAGTGACCACCTACATTGTACTCATTTGCGCTCATTAGTTCATCAGTATTCGCATCATAGAAGTCCAACTCTTGCTTTATGTGCCTCCACCTAGTAGATGCCAACCGATTGTTGAAGATTACCATCATCCATTCATGTACGGTCTTTTCAGGTACGCCTAAATCAACTTGAATCTGTTTGATTGAATGCTTATTCAATGCTTTGCGCAGGTAGTTAACCTGTCTTTGTGTGGGTAGCTTATTCATCACCTTCATGTTTTATGTTTATTGAATTGATTAACTCGCATACCGGGACATCCATTGCCTTACTCATGTTGATCAGTTGTGATAGTTGTATCACTCGCACATCACGCATCCAGTTGTAAAACGTCCTTTCGTTTACGGGTGTGTTGTTTCTTTGCATCGCACGCAGGAGGGCAGCCTTACTGCCCACCGTGCGTACAACTAGTTCATTGAATCTTTGCTGCTTCATGAAATCGGTTTAAGTTGTGGATTAGCCATGTAGAATATTTCGCGGTGTATCTCACTAAACTTGTGCTGAAACACGGCCGCATCAATAGCTTCATACAAACGCTCACGCATGTCCTTTTCTAAGCGTGCTGATACTTCTTCGGCCTCTTCATACTTGCAGGTGTCTACATTAGCGTAGACGCTATTCATGCGAATCTGAATAAGCACTAATTGCTCTGTGATACAGCAATAGTTTTTTTGATAAGTGCCACATATGTAGTAATGTGGTAGGCTTACATTAGTAGTCCCCACTACCGTAGGGGCTACTTGTTGTACTTCGATTGTCTTTGTCATGTTAATTGATTATTTGATTTTAAAAAAGTTATCGCTACAAGCTTCATTGATGGCAAGTTCAAGTTCATCTTGCAATGCCTTGTTATTTGATTCATCAATGCATTCTGTGATGTTTAGTTTACCACAGTAGATGGTGTATTCAACATCACTAACTGAAAACTCAGATGGATTTTCATAGTCAGATTCACGGTAGTAAGCGTTATAACTTACTTCGATTTCTAGTAGTGCAGGAATGATACTGCTTTCGTGTTCAAATTTGAAATACATAGTGCTTATTGTTTTGTGTTATCTTTGTTTGACCCTGCAAATATATACAGGATTACTTAGACTGCAAATAATTTCATAAATTTTTTTGGATAATTGTGTAAGTAGTGAAATATCAAGGCATTACAATTCGTGGATAAACAAGGCAACAGGGTTGACACACGATAAAACACGGGCAAAAGACCTCGTGCATGAAGTCCTTACCCGGTTACTGGATAGGCCTGAACAGGATGTAGTAGATATTGTTTGCCGTGGTAAGGTAAGGCAGTATGTAGACAGGGCTTTATGGCTATCATGGCACAGCAATAGAAGTGACTACGCTATGCGCTACCGTAAATACTACGAGCTTATAACAGATAAGGGTGTAGATGATACCAAACAAGATGAGACATGGCTAGGTTCCTTTGTAGATGGTGAGTTTTTATTCAATGCTATTGATCGCTTGAATGAACACGATGCCATATTACTGCGTCTATACTCCAAACCTGATTTTAACTACCAAAAACTAAGCGCAGAAACAGGTATACCAAATGCCTATCTTCGTTTATCAATACACAGAGCATTAAAACGAATACGCACATATGTTCAACTTCAACGTACCACCAGCAATCCAACGCGAGAGGCTTGAGATTTGCAAGAAATGTAAATGGTTTAATAGTCAATGGTCAACCTGTGGTACACCTTTGATAGGTGGCACGGTTATGCCTGAAGAAAACGAGCTTACCTATTACAAAGAAAAGATAAAGCTTTGCGGGTGCTTTATGCATCACAAGGTAAAGTATAGGTTTACTTCATGCCCGGCACGTAAGTGGAACGCATTAGACTGGAGTGAAACCGAAATACAAAAACTAGATGAATTTATTCAGCGCATAAACGGTGCGCCGAAGATAAGCCAAGAAGATACGGCCCTACTTTACTACTGGCTAGGTAAGGTCACAAAGAAACATGAGCAGCCAAGTCAATGCGCTTCATGTATACGTGACCTGATTAGTGAGTTCAGAAGGCAGCTAGGTAAACTTAACGAACATAAACAAGGAAAACAGTAACATTATGCCATTACCAACACCAAACACAGACGAATCAAAGAGCGCGTTCATAGCACGCTGCATGAGTGATGCAAAGACGAAAGCAGAATACCCGGATACCCAGCAACGTATTTCGGTCTGTATCGTCCAATACGATAAGAAGTAATTGTTTTAAACAAATCTTTACAACATGCCATTTGAAAAAGGAATATCAGGCAACCCAAACGGAAGGCCCGTTGGTGCCGTAAGCGATAAGGTCAAAATGTGGAATGAGTTAGGCGAATGGTTTACCCAACAAGGTGCAGCCAAATGCATGCGGATTATGAATGATATGGAGGATGAGGAGTATATTAAGCATTATACTGCGCTACTTGAATACTTTAAGCCTAAACAGGCACGCATAACGCATAGTGGTGATGAAAAAGCACCGGTTATCATTCAGGTGCATGCAGATCTGTAGAATTCCACAGAAAAGGATGAGCAACTAGGATGGTCAAAGATTTCTGTAGAATCCTATAGAAATCCTTGAGCAACCAAGATGATGAAAGATTTCTGTAGAATCCTATAGAAATCCTTGAGCAACTAAGATGATGAAAGATTTCTGTAGGATTCTACAGAAAACTTTGAGCAACTAAGATGATGAAAGATTTCTGTAGGATTCTACAGAAAAAGTTGAGCAACTAAGATGATGAAAGATTTCTGTAGGATTCTACAGAAAACTTTGAGCAACTAAGATGATGAAAGATTTCTGTAGGATTCTACAGAAAAAGTTGAGCAACTAAGATGATGAAAGATTTCTGTAGGATTCTACAGAAAAAGTTGAGCAACTAAGATGGTGAAAGATTTCTGTAGAATTCTACAGAAAAGGATGAGCAACTAGGATGATGAAAGATTTCTGTAGGATTCTACAGAAAAGGATGAGCAACTAAGATGATGAAAGATTTCTGTAGGATTCTACAGAAATCCTTGAGCAACTAAGATGGTGAAAGATTTCTGTAGGATTCTACAGAAAAGGATGAGCAACTAGGATGCTCAACGATTTCTGTAACAAAACAAACGCAAAAACTACAATACAATACAACATGAAAGTAAAGTTCAGCATAGCAGCTAATGCAAAGGGTGTAACACTTGGCAAATACATTGACTACCAGAATGCGGTCGATAAGCTTGAACAGGTGCGCGTCATAACTGGTAAGAGTACGGATAGCATAAGACTACTACAATCAAATGTGATAGATGATATCATAATGAGATTTGAAGCAGCCATAAAGCTAGGTAGTAATGACTTTGAACGCAAGGTGCGGGTGGGTGCTATTGAATTAGGCTTTGTCCCTAACCTTAATGAGTTGACCTTTGGTGAATACATCGACCTGGATTCTAACTGTGCCGGGGTGTGGAAGGATGGTAAGATAAACGGTGAAGCAGCATTCAAAATGATGTGCATACTATACCGCCCGATTAAAGCTAAATTCGGCAAGTACTACGATATAGAAGCATACAACCCTAACGCCAAACGCAAGTACGAAAATGAAGTGTTGCAGTTGACACTTGACCATGTGATGAACGTGCTTGTTTTTTTTTCGAATTTAGAAGCCGAACTGTACAACAGTTCCCTAGATTATTTAGCAAAGGAGATAACGGAGATAGTGAAGGAGATGAAGGAACAACCCCAGACGGCTTAGCCGTGTACGGTTGGTTTCACATCATAGAAGTGCTTGCTGATAGAGATGTGACAAAGTTTGATATGGTAACAGAGCGTGGTGTGATGGAAGTTTTCACACACCTAACGTACTTAGCCGATTATGCATATGTGCAAAAAGTAGAAATGAGAAAACGTAGCAGATAATGAATAGTTACAATTACAGCTATAACGTACTAATCAACCGACTTGAAGCATTTGCTGCAGGTCACTTTTTGATTAAGCGATTTACGCACGGTCAAATTGATTTGGCCGATATGGATCAAGACGAACAGTATCCATTCATGCACGTGGTGCCTAACAACATCAGCCCGGTAGATGGGGGCATGCAGTTTGATTTCCAAATCATCTTTGCCGATATACCGCGCGACAAAGAACTTAAGGCTGAATACCAACGCGAAGTGATAAGCGACTGCGTACGATTAGCGCAAGACTTAATAGCCGAAGTGAAGAATGGTTTGGTGTTGTTTGGATTCGATGTGCAGCTAGTCACTAATCCTACCATTGAGCCATTCATGGAGGAATACAAGAACACGCTCACAGGTGTTACTTTCTCATTGCAGCTCGAAGTGCCATGGGACTGGAGTGCGTGTGACATTCCCGCAATATGGTCGGTTGGTGGTGCATCAGGTAGTGGCGGCAGCGGCACGGGCTATGGCATCACACTTCGCACTAATGGTGTAGATAATGCGGTGCAAAACATACTTGACTTAGTAGAAGGCACCAATGTTACCATCACGGATAATGGTAATGGCAGCGTGACCATTGATGCTGCGGGTGGTGGTGGTGGTGGTGGTGAATATGTATCTACTGAATACAACGTAAACCATACAACCGCACTTGGCAACCCTTACCAAATAGGTGACCGCGTGTGGTATAACGGCAGCGTGTATAGATGCATTGAAAACAATGACGCACTACTACCAACTAACACAACGTATTGGACACTTGTAAGCGCAGGT